TGCTTCGATATCTGTGATTTTCATTTCTCTCTACTCCGTTCTCGTTGTCGATGGAGTAAATATAATAGGGTCGAGGGTAATAGTCAACTAGTCATTGCAGAAAATAGATAAAAAAAAATCCCAGCTGGGTCAGGGCCGGGATAAAACTGGAGAGCAGAGGGATGGAACAGGAGGTGATTTAAGTATCGTCGGATTAGTCTTAGGTGTCAACAGAGATTCTCCGGCACGCGTTATCGCACTTTGGCCCGACCTTGTTACAGGTCCGCGAGGGTGATGATACCCGGAATGCCCTCAATGTTGTTTAATCTTCTGTTGCCGTTAGCAAATACGAAAAACTTGGCCTAACCAGAATACTAAACGCCTTCGTATTCGTCCATCATTTAACAGCCCTCCCGATAGCCTCAGCCTCCTGCCACGGTTTACCGTCGAACAGCGCCAGACGACCTGCTGTACGGCGGCGCAGGCCGAGTAATGGTTTGCCGTTCTGGTTGATGAACAGCGTTAGCTTGGCGCGAAGTATCGCAACATCACCAGATCGCAGTGCCTTACCTGTGCCAGTAGTAGCTGCAATCACGCCAGCACCCGCGTTATATACCAGGTCGCACACTGCATCGAACTGCGCCTGTGCCAGTGAATGGTGTGCTGCGGCATCAACCGCAGCCACGGCCTTAGCCATATCACGATTCAGTAACAGGATGCCTTGCCCCGGCGTGATGGTCTTACCTGGTGTTACGTCCGGCCCGTAGTGACCATAACCAATAGTCAGATACTTCTCGTTCGGCGTAGCACGATACGCAGTACCACGGAATCCCTCGAACGCGGCGGTGAAATGCAATCCATTATCTGAAATGTTTCGAGACACGCTTATGTCCTCCGTACGACAGCCACGCCTGACGAATCTGACGCAGCGCGACTAATGTGATTAACGTCTCAGGCAACGTTGGTGACACGCTGCCCTGTAACAGGTGGATACATCCGGCGGCGCAGACAATCGCAGTCAGGATATAGAGCACACGCCCGAATAACCCGTCGTCCACGTGCTCATTATACACGTTGAACAGGGACGAAGCGCCCATTGCCAGCATTACGACAAACCAGAATAGCTCAGTCATGAGGTCCTCCCGGGCGGGAAATATCGCCACCCGATACGATGCCAGAAAGGCGGGAATAGATAGGCATCCAGAGAATGGCAATGATGAATCCGAGGCCAGCTATCTCGCGCTCACCGGTAATACCGAACCATTGAGCGGCAAGAGGCGCACCGAAAATGGCACACGCAAAGCCGGTTAGAAGAAATACCAGTCCGTCAATCGGCCCGGATATAGACTTTTTATGTTGTCTTAGTCCGACCAATCCACCGACCAGTGCGGCGGCGAGAAGCCACCCCGTCACTGTTTCAGTAAATTTATCCAAGATGAATCCTCCAGGTGCGTATTAAGTATGCAGTAACTGGAGGATACCACGGGTAGGAATTATCCTAATAGTTGTTTATTTGTGTCTCCAGATGTATTGTCGTCTCTGCGGTTTCGTCGGAATATCATCGTACCCCAGCGATTTCCAGTAATTAAATAACCGATTAGCGATTGCTGCACGTTCCTTTGTTTTAAACTCACCGAGATTCACGGCCTTCCCGTTCTGGAATCCGCAGGCGCGGACTGCTTTGCGTCTGGCTTGAATCTCCGGGTGCAGCGCGTTACGGCGTCGCTTGTGTATTCTGGTGTTCGCTCTCGGTGAAAGCGGCGCAAGGCCGCTTCGTTTCAGGATGTCAGTTGCAAGGCTCATATTCCGAGAATCTCGCGGGCCATTTCTTCTGTAACTTTCGAACAAGGTTCGTTAATTACCTGTTCGGCGAATTCACGTAACTTTGCTTCAAGTTTCGCATAGTCTCTGTGGCCAACCCAGTCACCGTCTGCGTCTTTCTCTAAGTCAATACACCCAGTAACCCAGTCTTCTTTTAAATCGTATCTCTGTGCCATAATCACTTCTCCTGTTTACCAAGTCGCTTAGGGGAGCAGATAGCGCGTACCTCTGAATCGTTGGGTTTGTCCCCCTGAAACAGGAAGTGCGCATTTTCTGCGGCGCGTGCCGCTGACTGGCACGCCTCCATCGAGTAAAACGTTTCTGATGCCGCCAGTTGCATCTGGCCCGCGGACAATACCCATATAAATAAGATGCTGGTCATTTAAGTTTAGCCCCGCAATCCAGACATTTTTTAGTAAACCCCGGCGCGAAGCCTTTACGTAACTGCGCTGTGTTGGCGTGCTTGCACTCATCAGCTTTGGTCACACCGCAATTAATACATACGGCGGGAGCCTTTCCGTTAACTAATCGCCAGTTATGGTGGCATTCCTGCGCGTCTTCTTTCCGGCAACCAGATTGTTCCGGCGGTACAGGCGTCGAGGTACACCGACAATTTACCGTTGTCCCAGGCACATGTTCACCCACTACATAGCGCTTACCACCATCGATGTACCCACCCTTGCGTATAAGTTTGTAGGCCTCCGCATCACCTGTTGCTTTGACCAAGGCCAGGTGCAACTCCTTAATCTGTGCCGAAGCGTCGCGTAACTGATTCTTAAGTGACAACACCTCGTGCGCCAGGTCTTCGCACTGTTGCTTGTACGGGTTGCTATTTACCTGCTGCCGTAGTTGGTCAATCAGCCACTCGAATACTTCGTTTTTGTTACTCATCTTCTGTCTCTCCTCTCGCTTATTCAACAGCGCCTGTTATTGCGATAAGCCCGGTGTTATCGCGGCGACGATACTTACGAATCACCGTTTTAAGTTCTCCATTGCTACTCTGATGCCCGAAAGTGACCGGCAACTCTTCTCCTCCTGACATCCCGAACTCAGTGTCCGTCGGTTTGTTCCTCCACCCCTGAATAAACCCATTATTATCGCGCGTTATGTACCGGTAGTTGTTAGGGAGGGGCAACTCCAGCCCCTCAAAATCAACGGTCACGGTGTAGCTGTTAAAATTCATAGTCAATTACCCCAAACTCATTAATGATTTGAGCCTTGTAGAAGTTGCCGTGTTTAGCCAGGTGGTACGCCTGCGCCATAGTCATCTCGCGGTAAGTTGCAGCGCTGTTTTCGAACTCCATAATCATCAAAGTAACCATATTCTGCCTCTCCTCTCGTTTGTGTAAATGAATGGTATCCTATTCTCCCCCAGTGTGCAAGTAAATTTTATTGGTGTTTGTATTGTTGCATCTCCTGCAATAGTCGCTTCGATTGTTGCGTTTGGTGAAATAGAACAAAAATGAGAAAAATGATACGCTGCTGTGTAGCAGCGTAAGTCACTCAGTAAAATCTCAAACTATTGTTACAATATAGCATCACAATTCTGGCGGCTGCGGTAACGGCATCCAGTACACCACGTCGCAGCTACGAATATTTGAATTGTTCTCCGTGAAACTATCCCAGCAGTAATTTCCATCAAGCCATTTAACTTCTACATCCACGCCATCTGAAACCAGCACATCTTCAAAGTCATCAGGCATCCGCTCACTACACTTAATCCACTTACCCATATCTCACCTCGGATTCGCAACAGACAACACAACAGACAACACACCAGCTTTCCACGCCCGCCACGCGAGACGCGTCTTGACGTTCAGGTACTCTTTCTTCGAACCCTTGTTAACGGGCAGACCCTCGACAACGGCCCACCGTTCGAATGCTTCTTTCATAACTTAGTCCTCCAGAACTTCGCATTCAGAATTTCGGACGAACAAATTCTCGCCGCGATGATTTACAACAAACCCATATTCGCAACTAATCCCTACGTCGAACTCATCTCCAACAGAGACGCCAAAGTACGCAAGGCTAACGTCCTGGTATTCCTCAGGGCATGTTTGTTCAACATCAGTTATTCGAATCCTCATTAACGGCAACCTCCCTCAGAGTCGTCGGCACGAGCATCATGATTCGATGCCGTTGTGAATGAGGCTTTCAGTCCGCCATCGAATACCCCTTTGAATTTAAAATTGTTGCCAATTAATTCCAGATTATCGCGTAAGGCGAACCCGGGTTTCTTTCTTACCAGGCCCCATACGTCGACTATATTATCCTCGTCATACTCGTTCTCGTCCTGCAACACTATTACGTACTGCCCACCGCGTTTCGTTTTCACCAACTGACCCTTCTTAAACATAACCCCAACTCCTCTGTCTCGTTCCGATAAGTGAATAGTATCCTATTATATTGGGGTGTGCAAGAGAATAGTTACGATGCCGTTGTGATTCTTTCGTTTCTTAAAAGAGTACGCAACGCAGTGGGTGGGCGTTAGCCCACCCCAGCGGAGTGAAGTACTCTCTACCTTGCTTACGGCAACTATAGAAACTTTTAATTATCAGTGGCTTGGGTATTTAGGCGGGATTAACAATAGACTTTGGCCCTTCCGAAAGCGCCAGCGGAACTACACTCAAGTGCCTAATGGCACGCGTTGCGTTCCCTGCCGCTCCGCGGTCGCTTGCGATATCTCACAAGCTCAGTGAAGCTTAGCATATTTTTAAGTAAAAGTCAATACCAGTAGCATCTTTTGTATCTTAGTAACTTTGTGTTCGGTTTTGGTTGCTTTTACAAAGTTACCGCCTTATACTTCGATACATGTTACACAGGAGAGCGTGAAATGACTATCAATGAAGTTGCAGAATTAATCGGCGTCACCCGCCAGACAATTAATAACTGGATTAAGAGTGGAAAGTTTCCTGATTGCAGCGTTAAAGTAATGGGTCGCAGAATGCCGGGTACATTTGACCGTAATAAAGTTGAATCGTGGGTTAAAGAGAACGTTAAATAAAAGAAAGCCCCGACGCGGTGAACGCCGAGGCCAAATTACTTGCTGAAGGAAATACAACATGTCCGATGTAATTTTATCCTACTCGTGGTCTCGTCGCAACGCGCGTGCAGAGAAAAAGGATATAAACGTCAGAACCACCCACACGGCAACACTGGACGACCTGAAAGAGCTAATCAAGCCGCTTGATGCTGTTCGTGGCGGGATTAACCCGAAGACCGCACCTGGCTATATCACTGCCGCGTGCGACTCGGCACACAGCACCGTAAAAGACCCGGAAACCGGTGACTTTAAGCAAGCGCGTAAAGGCTTCTTCTATCGCTGCGATGCGTCTGTAAGCAAATCGTCGCTGGCGTATCTGGACTTCGACAGTGCAACACCGGAAGAGTATCAGGAAGCGGTGCGCCTGGTTAAGCGCAGCCGCCTGGTTATGTGCCTTTACACCACGGCGTCACATACCGATGAGTCCCCACGCTTTCGGGTCGTCATGCCGCTTGCCCGCCCGGTTGAAGGCGGTGACATCATCCGCGTTCGTCATGGATTGCTAGAGCACTTCTTCAAAGGCATGGGGGCGGACCGCAGCGGGTTTACTCTGTCCCAGCCGATGTACCTGCCACCAGTTGGCTCGCAGGTTATCTTGTCGCGCCGCAACGACCTGATTGACCCGGACGAATTACTGGAAGGCATCCCCGCCGTTGACGTTAGCAGCGCATCGGATTACCAGATACCGGAAGAACTGCGCACCGCGTTTACAGATGCGTTTGAAGCACTGGCATTCGAGTACGGCGGCATCATGACGCCGCGGGGCCTGAAGATGCCCGCTACGCCGGAACACGCAGAAAACTACAGCGACCCGACGCCGCGCCCGGACGACTTCCTGCTGTGTTTCCCGCGTGAAGGGTACGAAGCGCCGAACGTAACCATGATTCATGACACTGACATCACGGCGACCGAGGGCATGTCACCGAAGGAGGTGTGGAAGTATGCGTGCGACGCTACCGGGCTGCCGTTCAGTGAAGTTGCAGAGGCTATCGGATGGGGCGCGCGGGAGTCCGTTTCATGCAGCCTCGACGACCTGGAAGATGATGACGAGGACTCAGGGGAGGACGAGGACTCAGGGGAGGACGAGCTACCGGAACCGTTAAAGGCTGATTTCGTCGTTGAGGGGTACATGCCGTCTGATTGCATATGGGATATCGTCGGGGAGTCCGGTACGTATAAATCCTTCTATACGCTGGGGATGATGTACCTCAGCGCCGCCGGATACCGGTTTGCGGGGGCGGACACCCAGCGTTGCCACCATTTCTATATCGACGGGGAGGGTGGCGCGGCTACTCGCACCCGTATCGACGCGCTCGCGGCTAAGTATGGCGGGGAAGGTAAAGATTATGTACATGTTATCGATATGGGCGAGGTCGGAAAACTGAAAAGCCTGATTAAGTTAATGCGTGAAACTGCTGGCGACGAGCCAATCGGCATGGTTGCGTTCGATACTCTCAACCAGACACTGGCTCTGACGATTGATAAGTTCGACGAGAACAGTTCATCGACGGCAATCGGTATGGGTAAGGTTATCGCCATCCTGAAAGAAGTACGTGACGCGACTAAAGCTGCGGTGGGCGTCGTCCACCATACACCGAAGGGCGGAAAGAAAGCCCGTGGCAGCGGGGCGCTGTATGCGGGTGTCGACGTGGAACTGACAATCGAACGTGCAACCGACCGCCAGATAAACGTATACCACTCTAAGTTTAAGCACGGCCCTCAACAGAAAACGGTTGGCATGGTACTTGAGTCAGTACAGTTCCGTGAAGCACCGCCACCGAAAGAGTATCGCGCTGTCGAGTTCCTCGGCAGCACCGAGGGGTACGGCACAATCGTAAACCTCGACCTGCCCGAGCCACACAAGGCGCTTGTATTGATGCCGTGGGGCTTCGAACCGTTCAAGACTGACGAGGAGAAAGAACGGGAAGAAGGGCTGCCGAAAGAAGGTAAAGAAAACGTACGTAAAACCGTAGAGAACGCTGTCAACAGCTCGGAGGCCACGATACTGGCAGCGTTTGAACTGGCGGAAGGAACCTACAACGGCAACGAAGGCATCACAGTCGCAGCAGCTAATAAGCTCGCACAGTCAGACCCCAACGCAAAGGCGTTTAACTCCAAAGAAGCCATAGAACGCGGGAAGATTAAGAAAATGGTTGAGGCTGGGTATCTTGTTCCGGGGACTGACGAAAACAATCAGATAATCCCTGGCCGTTACAGGCTGAACACCCGGATAACTGATAACAAGATTCCGAAGACAATATACGAACCGAATGAGATGCTGATAGTGACAGAGGAGGATTTGGAATGAACATCTACGATTTTATAGATAACCCGTTTAAAGCAGTGAGGGCGGGATACCGCCCGTCATACCTGACATGTGTTTCCGCGATAAGCGGCCACTGGTGGACTTTTTGTGTGTATACGGCGGGGAGTTTTGCGGAGTTTAAAGACATTTTAGATATGACACTGGCAGAGATTATAAAACGCCTTTCCAAATCAATTATTGCCACAGCTATTGCGGTAAGTTTCCCTGTAAGTGTGTGGTTTCTTGCCTGGGTTCAGTACCTGAAGGTGCAACACACAATTAAGAACTTGGAAGAACTTGATAAGTTGCAATAAAAAGAAAGGGGCGTTAAGCCCCTTCACCGAACGCCAGCCACTTGGCGTCTACCTCCAGCACTTCCGCCAGTTTAAACAGCGTTGCCGGGCGGACGTCCTGGGTTACCCCAAGTGCCAGCTGGTTAATTGCGCTCTGGGAAACCCCGGTCAGCACCGCCAGACGGCGCTGGGAGATGCCGAGTTCTTTACGGCGTTTTTCTACACGGATGCCTAGTTCAGATGGTTGCATGACAATTACTCCTTAGTTAGTTGATATGTGAATAGTACCATATTAATTATTTTAGAAAAGCCCATTGACATGTGAATAGTTCACTATTATAGTTAGCCCATACCAAACGAGAGGAGAGAAACAAATGTTAGAGAAATTCTTAGTATTACTGGAACGTTTCGTAGTTGCACATGAACTGATTGCTGCGAATAGTGCGAAACAACCGACCAATAAATCTATAGGTGAATTGACTGTTGACGTAGCGGTAACGGGGGTAGAGACAGTTAAAAAAGAACTGGCTAAAGCACTTGAAGAAGTCGAGAAGGCGAAAGAAATCCCGGTCGAAGGTGAAGACCTCGTTGACACTAAACCGGCGGAAGAAGAGAAGCCGAAACGTAAGCCGCGTAAAGCTAAAGTAGAGGAACCAACGCCAGAGCCGGAAGAAGAGAAGGAAGAAGTAGATTACCAGTCTCTGCGCGACCAGATTCAGGCTATCGACGATGCGATTAACGAAGGTCCGAGCGATGCCGCGTGTGATGATTCCGATGAACTGCTGGAAGAGTTCACCGGTAAGAAGATGAAGATTGCCGCGATTAAAGACGAAGACCTCGCCGAGTACCTGGAGCGCCTGACGGCAATCAAGAACAAGTATTTCGAAGAAGAATAACTATCACGCGGCCTTCGGGCCGCTTTAACTGAGGGTCGGAATTATGAGTAACGTATACAAAGTAATAAACGAACAAATAGTTGTAGAAATAAGTGACTCAGATGTGGGTTGCCAGCAATTCTTTGTTTTGAATGGTGCGTGGCGCGGGACTCTTGACTATGCCACCGGCGAATACTGGGCAGACATGTACCCAACCGATAAAACAGCGGTACATACAATTCGTCCCGCCGTTAAAGGTGAATTCGCACCGTACTACTGAGGGTCAGAATTATGGCTATTTTAGTTAAGAAAAGTGGTCTTATGATTTCTGGTAGCGTTGTCTCTGAAAATGATTTGGTTTACGTATTTCAGGCGGTAGACAACAAACACCCTACGACGGTAAAGAAGGTCAGCAAAGTTGAGAAGGTTTTCGACGGCGATTTTTCTATTGACGATGTTTTCACGTGGATTAACTCTGCGAGGGTAAAGAAATGATTTACCAACTCTACCGCGCCGTAGACAGGCGGGATAACACAGAGGCGCTATGGCTGTTGCGCGCGCCGTCAGGTGCACACCAGATGGAAGAGATGGCGTACTTAGGCAAAGTGCCACGGCCTAAAGACATAGGCCGCCACGTGTCACATATTAAGCGCACGACTTTCGCCAAACCGGACTTTTACGTCTTCGAGTCGATGTATGGCTGGGCTATGCACTGCGACCATAAGACACGACATTTAATTGACCAGTGGGAGAGCAGAGCATGATTCTTAAAGAACGTGGTGGCAATAACGATGTGCACGCCTTATTGTCACCATCCGGCGCTAAAAAGTGGTTAACCTGCGCCGCATCACTGGCCTGTGAAAAAGATATTCCTAACACGTCTGGTAAAGCCGCGGTATTAGGTACGGCTATGCACACCATAGCGGAGATGCACTTAAACCAGTACATCAAAGGCACTGCGTTGCCGTTAGAGCGTGAAGTTGGTGCTTATGTGCTGGATGAGGGTAAAGGTCAGATTAAGGCACTAATCAGTCCGATGAAAGGCGAGGTACTGATTACGGCGGATATGATTGAGCAGGTGCGCAAGTACACCGACTACTGCAAAGCGATTATAGATGTAGCGACTTACGCCAGGCTGGAAATGCGCGTCAATCTTACTGAGGTATTGCATCCGGGCTACGAAGGCGTTGAGACGTTCGGAACCGCCGACCTTGTTGCCGTACAGGAACTGGCTAACACCGACGAGCACATGCTCGTTATTGGAGACCTTAAAACAGGACGGCATCGTGTCGAAGCGAAAGAAAACAAGCAGCTTATGCTTTACGCTCTCGGTGTTTATCGCCGACTCAAGAGACGTTATAACATCACCGTGGTTCGTCTGGTCGTCTTCCAGCCGTATGCTGGCGGTGCGTCGGAGTGGGACATCTCGGTTGAAGGTCTGGAACTGTTCGCTAAGTTCGCGCAGAAACGAGCACTGTTAGCCCTTGATGCCTATTTCCGTGGTAAGAAGAACCTGAAAGCGTCGGACTTCAAGCCGTCGGTTGATGGCTGCCAGTGGTGTCGGTTCTCTGAACAGTGCGCCGCACGTACAAAAACCGTTAACGCTGTACTGGCGGAAGAACTGGAAGACGACTTTGCGCTGGAGCTTACGCCGGAGCAACTCGTAGCTGAGTATGAGAAGTTGCCGTTATTGCACCAGCACATCGACAAGGTTGAGAAAGCTATGGCAGCCGCGTTGCATTCCGGTAAGAAAGTGCCGGGGTACAAGCTGGTTGAGGGCCGCCCAGGAAATCGCGCGTGGAAAGATAAGCAGGCGCTTATGGACACCCTGTCTCGATTTGAGCTTGGTGTCGAAATGCTCCATAAAGAAGTCCTAATGTCCCCGACCGAGGCTGAGAAGCAGCATAAGGGCTCAGAGCTATGGGCTGCGCTGGAGAAACACGTAACTCGTAACCACGGCACACCATGTGTCGCAACGGCAGATGATAAACGGCCTGAGTGGAATCAGGTTAGTGAAGACGATTTAGAATAAAGTGTTGACACCTGAATAGTTAGCTATTATAGTTCTAATCACTGGCCGGGCAGCTTCCCGGAGTAAACTGAAAATCTAAACTTAATGAGGGCTGAACTGTGGGACTGAAATTAAATCTGCGTAAAGTAAACACTGCATGGGTTAACGTATTCGAACGCGAAAAAGACCGTGAAAACGATGATGGCTCAATCACTAAAGGCCAGTACAGCGCGACTATCATCCTGCCGTCTGACCACGCACAAATCGACGCGCTCTACGACACCGTTTACGCTGTGGTTGAAGAAGCGTTAGGCGCAGCCGCCGCAGAGAAGTGGATGAAGTCCAACTACGGCGAAGGAAAGCACATGGATAAATGCGCGATTAAAGACATTGCCGAGCGTGACAATCCGTTTGAAGACTTCCCGGAAGGCTTCTACTTCAAAGCGAAGGCACAGAAACAACCGCTGATTGTAACCTCTAAAAAAGGCGAGACTCAGGTAGAGCAGGACTTCAATGTAGACGGCGAACAGATTGAAGGCGAACAGGTTTACAGCGGCTGCGTAGCTAACGTAAGCGTTGAAATCTGGTTCAGCCAGAAATATAAAGTTCTCGGGGTTAACCTGCTGGCGATTAAATACGTCGGCGAAGGTAAAGCGTTCGGTGGTTCTAAAGTCGCTGCAAGCGTCGATGACCTTGAGGACAACGAAGAAGATGAAGCACCGCGCCGCGAACGTCGCCGCCGCTAATATCTGAATCAATTTAACTAAGGCCCTTCATTGGGCCTTTTTACTAAGGGTCGAAAATAATGGCAGCGGAACTTAAGAGATACAGACGCATCACCTACTGCAAATTTTGTAAGGCAGAAGGTAAAAAAGTTAGAGCAATTTGGATGACTAAATATCCTCCTGCTTACAAGTTACGAGACTGGTATAAACACTATGCATGCGACGAGCATAAACATTTAATAGAGGACACAGACCCAAACCGGACTTGGGCAGAAATCCTAGAGCGCAGTAAAAACCAGAAACCAGAACGCGACGACCATCTCACAGAAGCAGACTATCAGACGTGGTACAGACTATGAACACATTGCTTTACTTAGACTTTGAAACATTCTCCGAAGCCGATTTAAAGAAAGTCGGCTCCTACGCTTACGCCGAACACCCGACTACAGAAGTGCTCATCTGTACCTATGCTTTTGACGACGAGCCTGTACAGGTATGGGATTGCACCGACGGCAGCGACATGCCGGGCGATTTGCATCGCGCGTTACGCCGTCTGGTTAAGCCGAACAGCCGCATTAAGATGGTGTGGCACAACGGCTCAATGTTCGACCGCCTAATCATGAAGCACTGCTGGGACTTTGATATTCCGGTAAGCAACACCGTTGATACGATGATTTGGGCGTTTCGTCACGCGCTACCTGGTTCACTTGATGCGTTGTGTGAAGTGCTGGGCGTGTCCGCAGACAACGCGAAAGATAAACGCGGCAAGGCGCTGATTCAGCGTTTTTCTAAACCGACGCCGAAGAACTACAAAATCCGCCGATACACCGCCGAAACGCACCCGGATGAGTGGGCGCTGTTCATCAAGTATGCCGTGAGTGACATCACGGCGATGCGTGAAGTGTTCCATAAGCTGCCGCGGTGGGGTAACTCCGAGTTCGAAGACCGTGTACTGGAGCTGGACCAGTTAATTAATGACCGCGGGTTTAAGGTAGACGTTGCACTGTCGGAAGCCGCGATTGAAGCCGTGGAGAAGCACAAGGCACAGTTACAGGAAGAAGCCCAGCGCAAATATGGCGGCTCTCTTACTGGGAAGGACTTTCTGCCTATTCTGCGTGAACTTGCGCCAGCGCACCGCATCAACAACGCACAGAAGTCGACGCTTAACGACCTGCTGGCGGATGATGACTTACCGGACGACGCACGCACAATTATCGAAATGCGCCTCGGGGCTGCGTCCACCGCATCAACGAAATATAACCCGCTGCTGTTGGGTCGCTCGTCGGACGACCGCCGCCGCGGTTGCATTCAGTACGGCGGGGCCAAGCGTACGCTACGGTTTGCTGGCAAAGGCTTCCAGCCACAGAACCTGGCGCGCGGGTACTATCACGATGATGAGCTGGATAAAGGCATTTCTGCGTTACTTAAAGGCCGTGCGCACCGTCGTTTCGATGTAGCCAAACTAACGGCATCGACGGTTCGTAGCTGCATCATACCGGAAGCTGGGCATAAGTTTGTCGTAGCTGATTACTCTAACGTTGAAGGCCGTGGTTTGGCGTGGCTGGCTGGCGAAGAAACCGCGCTCGATACATTCCGTGCCGGGCTGGATATTTACTGCGTAACCGCAGGTAAGATGTTCGGCATGGAGCCGGATTACATTAAGAAAGAACGCAAAGACTTGCGCCAGATAGGTAAGGCCTGCGAACTTGGACTTGGCTATGCGGGCGGGGTAGGTGCTTTCGTTCAGTTTGCTAAGAACCTCGGCCTCGACCTGGTTGATATGGCAAAAACAATGGATGGGACTTTCCCCGACCACATCTGGGCCGCTACCGCACGTGGATATGAGTGGGCGCGTATTCAGGAAGCCAAGCGACCACCACGTCCAGGTGAAAAGGATGACCGACCATCATATATTCTTGATAAGAAAGTGTGGCGTACCTGTGACGCTATCAAGCGCATGTGGCGCGAGTCTCACCCGGAAACAGTAGCTTTCTGGCGAGATATTGAAGATGCAGCTATGGCGGCTATCCGCAACCCAGGTAAAGAGTTCACCGCAGGGCCGCGGGGTGTTAAGTTTTCGCGTAACGTAGAAACAGACACCAACGGCAACAAAGTCGCGGGCTGGTGGTTGCGCATGACGTTGCCGTCGGGCCGCGTTATGTCTTACCCGGGCGTTGGTTTAAGTGTATCAAAAGAGACAGACGAAGACGGGAAGGTGTCTACTAACGTGCGCATAAAGTACCAGGGTGAAAACCAGTTAACCCGTCAGTGGGGCTTCCAGTACACATATTCCGGTAAACTCGTGGAAAACTGCACTCAGGCGCTGTGCCGTGATTTGCTGGCTAACGCCCTGCTGAACGTAGAGGCCAACGGCTACCCGATTGTACTTCATGTTCACGATGAAATTATCTGCGAGACACCAGATTTACCAGAATACAATGTCGCAGAGCTGGAACGGTTGATGTGCGAATTACCGGAGTGGGCAGAGGGTTTCCCTCTTGTAGCGGAAGGTGCGGAGTTAAAACGTTATGCTAAGTAAACTGATTATCGCGGTGCTGGCGGGATTCGCCGCCGGTGTCTACTGTCACGAGGGTCAATACGGCATGATGGCCGCCGTATTGGGTATGTTAGTAGCAATTCATCTGTGGGTGATGGAATGAAAATTTACTGGTTCTACGAAGAAGACTGCCGAATCTGTCCGCGCTGCGGGATTGAGCACACGAAACGAGAGGGGTGCGTATTATGACAAGGTTTGTATTTTGGGCAATAGTAACCATGCTCGCACTGTTACTCGGTGCGGGAGTAGCTGCAATGTTCTGTTACAGCATGTTTTTTAAGTTTGTCGGTGTTGCCCTTCTAGGCGGGGCCTTCATTACCCGGATTCTGCGGTCATGACTCCGGAAGGCAAGATTCAGAAATACGCAAAAGACCGATTCGAGGCCATTGGCGGCCTCGTTCGCAAGATGGCATTTGAAGGCCGGCGAGCCGCCATGGACCTCCTGGTAATTCTCCCCGGTGGCATCGTCTGGTTCGTCGAGATTAAGAAAGACGAAAATACGAAGCCAGACCCGCACCAGATACGTGAACACGAGAGATTCCGAAAACGCGGCGCAAATGTTTTTGTCGTTGGGTCGTTCAAACAGGTTGACGACCTAATAGCGAACTATTATAGTTAGTCCTACACCAACAATATAAGGAATTGAGAAATGAAACACGAATATGACCGCAAACCAGCACGTGACATCGTACCGGGCGATATGATTTTCAACGTTAAGACTCGCCAGCCTGTTGCCGTTGATACGGTGTTCGTAGAGTCAAACGGTAAACTGGTCATCGAAGATGTAACTGGTAACGTTACGGCGTTCGGACGTAAAGAGCTGGTACTCTACGTTAAGGATTGAGTATGTCTAAATTTATCCGTCGAGAGTACCAGAAGCTCATGACTTCGTTCATGCTGCAACACCCGCGCTGTAATATCTGGTGCGGCATGGGAGGGGGTAAAACCTCCTCCACTATGTGGGTGCTAAACCGCCTGTTTCGCAACGGGCAACTTACAGAAGAGGACCGCGTGTTAATCCTCGCCCCATTGCGAGTTGCGTCAGGCACGTGGCCTGCTGAACAAGAGAAATGGAACTTCCCTTGTCTGCGTGTTGTCGACGCTACGGGTTCAGAGAAGCGCCGCATCGCGGCGCTGGAGTCTGATGCTAACGTGGTGTGCACTAACTACGAAGTTATCGAGTGGCTTATCGACTACTACGGCAAAGACGACTGGCCTTTTACGGTTATCGTTGCCGATGAAAGCACGAAGCTTAAATCATTCCGTAGCCGTTCTGGCGGAAGCAAGCGAGCAAAGGCGCTTAGTAAAGTGGCATTTGGAAAGGTTAAACGTTTCATCAACCTGACTGGCACACCGTCGCCAAACGGACTCAAAGACTTGTGGGGTCAGAACTGGTTTATCGACGCTGGCGAGCGACTCGGCTCATCGTACACAGCATTCACAGACCGCTGGTTTAACTCGGTACAGAAAGGTAAGTCGGCGATGGCGCGTGAATATCACGCGCGCCCGGGTGCAGATAATGAGATTCATCAGAAGATGAAAGACATCAGCCTTACCATCGACCCTGCTGAGTGGTTTGGATGTGAAGCACCAATTATCGTGCCGGTTGAAATCGACCTGCCTAAGAAAGCGCGTCAGGCGTACATAGATATGGAGGAGAAGTTATTCGCGGAACTGGAGAGCGGAGAAGTTGAAGCGGCTAACGCTGCGGCGAAGACGTCGAAGTGTTTGCAGATTGCCTCTGGTGCCGTGTATGTATCGGGCCCGGACGGCGAAGCAACGAAAGACTGGGAGAAAGTGCACGACACGAAACTGGATGCGCTGGAGTCCATTGTTGAGGAGTTACAGGGTGCGCCGCTACTGGTAGCCTATCAGTTCAAGCACGAACTGGAGCGCATCCTTAAGCGATTCCCGCAGGCGCAGGCGTTTGCAAAAGGTGCTAAGGGTAATAAACAGATGGAGGCGTGGAACCGTGGCGAAATCGAAATCTTATGCGTCCACCCAGCGTCCGCTGGTCATGGTTTGAATTTACAGGACGGCGGACATCATCTGGCGTTTATTTCGCAAGGCTGGAACCTCGAGCACTATTTGCAGGTTGTCGAGCGCATAGGCCCGGTACGCCAGAAGCAGGCAGGCCACGAGCGCCCGGTATTCCTCTATCACATCGTTGCTAAAGACACGCTGGACGAGGTTGTTGCCGCGCGCACCGACGAGAAGAAATCTGTACAGGAAGAATTGCTTAATTACATGAAGAGACGAGGTAAGAAATGAAACTTAATGTTGGCGATGAAATATACAGCGTACATTCATTCAATACTTTCACCATCGAGTACATATCAAAAGACGGCAACAGCTTTGTCTTGGTAAGCTCGGACGGTAAATACGAAAAGTCACGCTGCTACACGCTGCCGGACATAAAGCGCAGTTTCAAGAAAAGCGAAGGTAAGAAATGAACATCATAGCTCCGATTCCGGCATTGCAAAAACGTATCAAGGAACTTGAGGAGGAGGTTCTACGACTACGACAGCAAAGAGACGCCGCTAATGCGCAACTGGCGTTTGTACTGGAGAAGTTATCCGAAGATTAGAGAAAAGGCCCCGATTGGGGCCTTAGTTTTATCCTAGTTTTGTATACGTCCAGTTAAATGTCGTCGTGCCCTGACTTGTTATCGCTACATCCCTTCCTGATGCAGAAAACGTTATGAATGCCCCCGCTTTTAATGGCGTTAGAGCTAACGCACCATCATACATCGCTAGTTGGGTAGAAGAGTAGTTGGTTCCGCTACCCGAAGCCCATACACTAATGAGATACATCCCCTGCATATTTGGCAATGTAAACAATGTTGTTTGCGTACGGACATTTACTGATTGCGTTCCTTTCGCGGTGTAGAAACCGGGGGTCTGTAGACCAGTGGATGATACTTGTTGGGTGTACCCACCAGATACAAGACCAGATATCGGGGTGCAGAACCAGTTAACGTTACCCTGACTAACCACTGATATAGCGGGGGTGCCACCTGCAGGCGCGCGCCAGCGTCCGCTGTACACGTCAATTCGGGATGTTGCGTCCTTAGCGTATAACGTAGCAGGGTATCCAGTTCCGGTGTAAGGGATTGCGTTCTCCGACAAGTCATCCTCAGAAGAATCAATTATAACCTGACTTGTTCCGGATGCCTTTATGAAAGAAACGACACCACTTGCCGCGGGGGCTACAGTTTTCATCTGGTTTTGATGGGCTGTTAGGCCTGATATTTTGCCATTAGTATTCTCAAAATGGAAAAGAGTTGCATCCCCACTACCATCTGTGGAAATTATATTTCCTTCCGCATCAAATCCCACAATGTTAACGCTGTGTGAGTTAACGAAATGGACACCTGCTCCGCCGAATGAACCACCAGAAAGTGTAATGCTTGATTGGTCCATAGCGCAGTTGAGCATAGTTACAGACATAACGGCGCCAAATTGATACGGCGATACGCACCCGGAAGTGTAGCAAGTCTCCATCAAAATGGTCGTCCCAAGCGCCTTAATAAAACCATCATGACAATTTCGCGCCCATACGTTTTGTAACTTAGTCAGATAAGTCCCGGTGGTGTCGGAGAAACAGCGCCATGCGCCATGTACTGTGCAGTTTTTAATCTCAGACATTTCAAGACCAGTAGTACCGGCTTCAGTGGAATAGAAATTAAATGCTATCTTCCCACTATTTCCTGTTGTGACGGTTGGCGTATCTCCCGGATTGTAGAAAATATACAATCCATCAATGAACAGTTGAATCATTTTCGTCCCACCGGAAGAGCTGCCCTGAGCGAGCGCGAAAAGGGATATATCTCCGTCAACGGATATAAACGACTGGGCACGGTTGATGCCGTCGGTGTTCTCGCCGACGATTCTGACGCTATTATTGAAATAGATGGTGGAGTTAACGAAGCCCGTTCCTTTTGGGATTAGCACTGTCTTTTTGGAGTTGCATGCGGCCTGGATGGCGGCGTAGTCAGTTGACTGGTCAAGGCTGGTAACAAAGGGGTAAACCATCTGGGCTGCTGTAAGAGTAGAGAATTTCTCGCTTAGTGGGTGGATGTCACCATCCCATGTAGCGCCGAAGTCATAAATACTCACGGCATCACTTACCTTGCTATGTAGGGTTCTCCCAACGGCTCCGGCCAGTACAGATTTAACCCCGACCATGGCGTCGCCTAGTTGCACATCGTCCGTGTTTGCTAAATCATCGCGTAGATATGGGTCGGTCTGCGGCTTCCAGTTAGCGTTACCGACCGGGTTAAACGATGCAGGGACAACAACCGGAAGCGTACCCGCGTATGAGTACCACGTTTTACTTACAGGGTCATACACCACTTTGTCGCGGTCATTAACTGTTAACGTACCGCCGGTGGAAAAGTCCCACGATACAGGAGAAAAACCAGCGCCACGCAACACGGCAGGGAGCGTCTTTTGAGTCTGGCCCGTAACAGCATTGGTCGCGTAATCAATATCAGCGCCACCAGCAACACCGCCGGATTTACCGGTGATAACCTCGGCTTCGAAAATCTGGTGCTTCTTGGCGGTTTGTAAATCCGCCAGGCTTAAAACGTCACCGCATCCGCTTGACATATAGAGTCCTCTTTAATTAAAACCATCGCTGAATCCGTCGGAGAAACCGCTGCCGTATGGCGCGACGCCGTCGTATTTATAGAAATCTGCTTCATAGTTAATCCCGGTAATCTTAACCGTTCTGTCGTCTCCGGGGTCAACTGTAGAAACAAGAATCATCTGAGCATTATGCCTTGCTTCGTTACCGAATGAAAACTCAGTTTTTAGTGCGCTATTCCCTGTGTATATCGCCTCTTGAGGCGCAGAGAGCATAACCACTTCACGGTCGTGGCTTCCAGGCACAACAGCAACACTTTGAACTCCGCCGTCTCTCTTCTTAAGAATCAGTGAGTGGTCATCCCCCGGAGTAAACGTAACCGGCTGAGAAAGAGTAAGGGTAAGCCCATTAACGGCAACGACATAACCATCTTGAGGTGCTACTCGCGAGCCTTTAACTACGCTTATTGCCCGTCCTGGAAGCACAAAAACCCCTTCTTCTGTCGCCGTGAATGATACCGTCACCTTCTTCAACAGGTTCTTCTGGTACCGACGGTACGCCGCCCAGTACGCCTGACGATAATTACGTATACCTTTAGAGTCATACGTTTCTGTGTTAACACCGCCCTCGGCGGGAATGCTGATGGTCTCTTTTACGTTAGTATCTGGGTCGATGTAGGAGAACTTAAGACTATCGTATACCTGAGCGTCGTTGAATGTGCGCGTCCACTTTTCCGAAGCTGTTGTCTTACTTCGATGTGTGAATACCATTTCCGGCCCCATACGCGGGCGCTCGAAATCCAGTAATATGTCTTGCCCTTTACGATATGGAGTGCAGAAAATAGCATCGGCTATTGTGCTGATGATATCCTGCATGGTCATTTTATAGTCGTCAAAAGTGTAGCAGAATTGACCCGCCTCCACGTTACCGAAATAGTTTTCTATCTCGGTCTGAGTCGCTAACAACTTGTCCATATTGGATGTTGTTAGGTTCAGATTACCGACTACCGGGTCGCGGGCAAGACGGATTAAGGATTGAATTGCCTGAGTATTCGGCGTCATAACCGTGTCGAATACGCCGTTGCCGCGGTATTTGTACACCATCTCCGTGGCAACCATACGTAGTTGTGGCTGCTTAATCTCCGCGGCACGCGGCGTTTGCTTACGCGCGGAGTGTACGGTAGTACGGTTGCCATAATGTGGCGTAGTGTCGCGAACCTGCCCATAAAGGTTGATGTACGAAACCTCATCTACCACGGTACCCTCGAAATCGAGGTCCAGATTAGTTACACGGCGGGCGCGTACCCTAACTTTCGACCGAACGGGCAAGTCGGCGTAAATAGTAACTCCGGTGTAGTCGGCGGACCGACCAGATATAACGGCCTGTTTTGAATAGATACTCCCGTATGGGGCACCGGTTTCATCGAGTAGTTGGTATTGGAGTTCAATAGTTACCGACGTACGCAATTTACTGCCGTTGTCTTTATACATACCGTTAGCGGCAGCGATGTTGGCTACTACGCGTTCAACTTCCAGGCGGTTTAAGGTGGTCCAGTCGGTTAATGTTCTTTCATACGTATCCACGGGGCCTACCCACGTGTCACTTCTCTGGGAAAGTGAATAGGTGGTTGAGCCTAAAGCAGCCCAATTAGACGCGCCGCCGGTGTCGACCCGCAGCTCGAAGTTATCGACATAAAGAACACGAAAGTTGCCGTTGGTATTTGTTACGTCCGGAACGTCAAAGTTATTGAACGACGCGGTGCCACCAACAGATAATATTTCCGCGAAGCCAGAATCCCCCGTGTCGTCATACAGGTATCCAATTTTTGTAGCAGAGTCATATCTCACGCGGCCCGTGTCGCTTGGGTTGACCCGAATATCGTTCTGGGCTTTAAGAACGGCTCCATCTACTTCATTAGACGCGATAGTTATATAAAGATTCTGATTGATAGGTTCCCCCACCAGAAGCTGCGGGGTATTTGTATTGTTGGGGGATGTAAACGGCGCGTACACCGCGACAGAGGTCCCCGTAATCTCCTGTACCTTAGTATCGCCGTCGGTAATATCTTCGGCCTTGATGTCCAGATACCCACGACCGGCATCGTAGTATCCGTATTCAATAATGCGACCAGATTCATCGAATATTTTATAGGTAGTCATGAGGTCATTAGGGATAGTCTGGACTCTGCCGCAAATATCATACGACCGTTCATATGGACGGGGTTTATTGTTTCGGTCCGTCAGGCTGTTGTTGGGGGACTCAGCCTGCCGGTTCGCTAAACTCGTTTTAGGCGTTTTCTGCGACGGAGAAATCAACTTGGTAACAAATTTAAGCACACCCAAAGGGTCCAGGAGTTTACCCAGAAAACCGCCACCGCCACCAGCGCCTTCGATAATATGGAAAACATCGTCTTCTTTCAGCGCTTCGAAATCTTCAGTTACTTCCGTGTCCTCGCCGATCTCGCCACGGTAAATACGTACAGGCACCCCGTCGGGGATGTTAGCGACGACGTATTCCATCGGCGGTACGTTGTGCCGTTCGCGGTCGAAAGTACCGTCTTCGTTACGGGTGTAATGTAATGTCAGCGCCAAAATTCTATCTCCGCATAAGTTTCGCGCAAGTCTTCCAGACGGTCTAACCGTACCTGGCGACTCGCCAGCTCGCAATGACTAACCATACCGTCATAGTATACTCCGGCGTGCCAGATTACACGGTTTCTGTGCCGTGTTGCCATCAGCACGGCATCGAAGTTTTGCGGAGTTTCTACGCGTACAAGGCCTTTAGTATCTTTATGGCCTTCTTCGAAGGCGTCGTTAATCTGTGTTGGCGAAGCGACGTTAAACTCAGGCGTAAAGAGGCCTACATCCGCACGAACGTTACGGACATGGTGCCAGCAATTACGACGGCGAAAGTCGTACGGCAACCCTGTATAAGAATTAATATTCATGTGGACAAAACGCCCCGTAACAATGGGATTACTGAAGGGGTCATTAGTTCACCAGTGGCCCTTTGGTTCAACATAGGAACGCCAACGTCGGCGGTAAATAGCCCCTTTTCCTGGTTTATCGACTGCAACTCGTACACAACAGGCCCATCAGCCGGGTAAGACAAATCAGTACCAACAAAACGGCGGAATATGAATTTAGGTAGCACGGTATTATCAGGCGGTATCCTGTCCATCTCATCATCTAACTGGTTACCAATATCAGGTAATGCGAACGACGCCCGCTGGTCCATGTCGTTATTGTTGGCGGCCCCTTTAGCCTCCATAGGGGTAGCCTCAAACGTTACGACTTCTCCGGTCTCTAACGTCGCCGTCAGGTCGGAAGTTCCGCGCACAAGCAAATACCGCTTTGAAAGAAGCGGGTGTACTATCTCCAGCGTCGTGTAGTCAATTTCGCCGTCGGGATTTGAGGCCAGCTTACGGCGGTAGGCTGCTTCTACAGATTCCTGGCTCATAAATTAACCGTCCACATTAAAATCAATACGAGTAATATATTTACTGCCCCACGCCGAATCCGCTCGGGGGATGGCGGCGTAATCATCAACAGCTTGAACGTTTACCACAGAGCCGTCTGAATATGTAATATCAATGCTTGTTGCACCGTTCATTACTACTTTTGCGGTTGCTGTAGGTCTGGCCACCGGCGATGCTTCTGTTACTATCGGGGATGTGGAGAATTCTGACTTTTCAACTTGTGAGTGTGCTACTAAAATGCCGCGGACGCCATCCCCTGTAAATGAGGCGAGTCTTGTAGATGAAGGAGACGCCGCGGGAGATATTATGAATTGTCTATTTACCGACATATCGCCGGTAATAACTACCGACATGGCACAGTAGTACCACCCATTACCAAGAGGATATATTAACTTATCCTCTGCACTTCCTGCGGAAACGACCCCGGCTTCCAAGTCAAAATTAGCGTACAATTCTGAGACGCCAGTTGATCCGCCAAAATATAGAGTTTGCAGAGTCGATGCCGTGTTTGCTTTGGCGATGACAGAGCATGTTAATTTTGTGCCAATAGGTGCTAATGGTATAGCACCTCCTATATAGTGCGACCCTGTCGCCGTGGTAGGTATAAGAGAAGAAGACTCAACGCCGTTAAACAACATATCAGTATTTGGCGTCGTTATAATCCTACTGCGAAGATTCCAATTTGCGCCATTAAAATCACGGCTATCCGGCAAAATATTTTCCGCCATATTTTCCGGCGGCACACGCCCAACCGCAACACCATCAATAAACGTAAGAGGCCATTCATTAGTGGCGGACTGCACAAGATTTCCGTTGCGATTGATGTAATAAACCTGCGGCCCGTCGTACACAATGCGGCTAGCCAGGGCGGACGCCAGAAGGTTAATCGGCGGGTATCCTGCGGGCCCTTCATCGCTCCAGATGCGCGGGAACGTAGTCTCATAGTTCGCGTATATTTTCAGGAAACTACCCAGACAATCCCCGTAGCAACCATACAAATCTGGCAGATTCTTAGTAAGACATGTGTCTTCCTGAATTGCTGTGCGCTCTGCTGTAGCCGTAAACGTAATGACCCAGTTCTTGCCGTCGTCTGTGCTATCGCTAATGTCCGACGTAATAAGTACCTGGTGGTCTTCGAGACCTAAACCCGTATCGTGCGGCATGGTAAATGAAGACGCACCGCCGTCTATGTTGTTCAGGAAGCTATAGAAAGCCCGGCGACCGAGCGATGATACGACCAGGGTAACGCTAATCGGCACCGGTTCGAAGTATGTATCACGCCCCTGACGAGGCACACCGCCCTGAACTTCTGTACGCCAGATATTACTCCCTCGCGTTTGGGAGTACCCCTTCGACACTATTGGTCGAAGGGACATAGGGAATCTCAAATCACTCATTGGTTAATACCCCGGCTGGTTTCGTGTAGCCCGGCGGGACTTGGAGATTGCACTGTTGCTGTCTTGTAACGCCGCCGATACTGTTTCACTGATGATAACACGTAACCGCCCTTCGTCGTCACGCTCTGTAACGGCGGAATCAACTCGTCCGGTGGTGTTGTTGACGATTGTCACGCTGTCACCGCCTGACTTGTTGCCGTTCTCGCCCATAATCTGGCGCATCTGTTCTGCGGTACGGACGCGTGACGCACCTGCCGGCATAATAACTTCGGGCTTGTTACGTTCTGCAATGGTGGATAGCTGCCCGGCAGCTAAGTTACCACCCTGTTCACGGGCCGAACGAATCTTGCTGATGTTAGCGAGACCTGCCGCTACCGCTGTAGCTGCTGCTATCGGCCCAAGTATCCAACCAACAAAAGGAATCGCGGACGCAGATTTATAAGCCTCGATGGCGGATGTGTATGTGGCGATGGTGGCCTGGGCGATAGCAAACGCTTTATAAGCGGTAGACGCTTCGCCAAGCGACGATTTAATATTATCCGCCATCATTCCGAAAGCGTTACCGGTAGCGTTGGCACGTTTCAAGGCATACTGGTCGTTTATAGCATTAACCGCAGCCTGGTACTGCTCCTCGTTAATAAGGTTCTGTTCGCGATATCGGTCTGCAACGTCAAGTTTTTGTTGTTCCTGAATCTCCAGAAGCTCAAGCTCTGCGGCATTCTGACCCATAATCTGAGCCATGAAGTCTTCACCTTTCTGGTTCTTCTCCTGTCGTTCTTTCTCCCGCTTGGCGAGTTCTTCCTGGCGAGCGGTGTCCGCCTCCAACATAATCTGAGTTTTAGCGTTCTCGTATTGCTGGTCGCTAAGAAGCTGATTGCCGTAAAACTCCTGTAGCTTGGTTAGCTGCTGTTCCTGGTTGGCTTCTATTTTCTGGAATACGTCATCATTGAGATGAATCGACTGGTAGTAGAAATCCTCAGCGGCTTTCTTCTGGCGCTCGAACGCATCTGCGGCTTTCTTAGCGGCTTTTGCACCTGCGCTATCATCTTCGGATCCGCCACCAGTACCGGTTACCTTAAATTTACTAAGACCTTCTTCCTTAGCGGCTTCTTTGTCGATGTCATATGCCGCGCGTTTAAGCGCGACAATATTTTGCTGAGCCTCCACCTGTTCGCGGAAACTTTTACGGGTCAGGTCCGCAACATCACGCTGAGTATCCAGTGCCATCCCTAACTGGAAGTTAATGTTTTTTGCTACGTCTACGGATTCCCCTGGTGTGAAGGCAGCTTTCACCAACCGGCCAGCGTCCTGTGCCCCTTTAACCATATCTTCAAAGAATCGCTCCATCGCGGTAAATTCTTCCGCTATGAAATCGAGTGCATCGGCGGCTGATTCCGCGATGGTTGTCGCCGTTTGTTCACCGCTATCGGTGATACTTTTACTGCTAAAATCCCAAAGTTCATTCAGCCCGTTTATCGCGTCGCCTACGAAACCAAATGCCGCGTCGAACGACATCTCTATCGCGCTGCCCACTTCTGATGCGATGTCACCCCACATACGCATCTCGGCGGCGAGTTCACCGGATGCCACCTGTGCGTTAAGTTCCTGGATTAAATCATCGATGTACCGGATAGGTTCCGCAAGAGCACCAACATCAAGGCTGGTAGCCAGTGTCATTTTTAACTGCGACCAGGAATCGCTGGCACTGGCGATGGCCCCGTTAAGTGTGTTGGCCTGGTCCGCCATAGCCCCCGCGAAGTTTACGTTACCAATGTTGAGCAGGTATTGCTCGATGTCGGCAGCGCTCTTCTTAACTACCGTAGTGGTGCCCTGGAATGTAAATTCAACATCGTCTTTGTTTTGCTTGGCCTTGATGCCGAATTCTTTAAGGCGCTCAAATTCAAATGTACTGGCGTCCGCAACGGCCTCAATCATCTGATTAAGGTCTTTACCCATAGCAGCGGCAGTGTTGCCATAGGAGCGCAACGCTTCTTCTGACGGTGTAAGGCCGAGAGCCACCAGTTTACGGAATCCCTCTACCGCCTGTTCAAGACCATACGGGGTGTCGCGCGCGAAGTCTTGCAGGATGCTTAACGCCTGTCTTGCACCCTGCGTGCTTCCGGTTAGTGTTTTCAGGCTGGCGGACATCTTGTCCAGTTGCCGTTGGGAGTCTACCAGTTCCTGTGCGGCCTTGTACGCGGTAGCGGCGACGATGGAAGCGAGGCCCGCTACCGCAGCTCCGGCTACCTTTGCAGACTTGGAAAGGTTATCAAGACGGTCTGATGTAGCTTTCGCGCCTTGCTCTGATACTTTTACAACTAAACTAGCTACATCAGCCATCGTTTCTACCCTCGAAAATAGCGTCTAAGCTCATGATGATGTCAGATTCGAACATGCCTATATTCTGGCCTGAAACGGTGCTGTATGCCACTAAATCCGACCATCTTAACTGTTCGCGCGGGTACATCTTGATGCCATCATCGTCCACTCGGCGGGTGAATTTGATTTCCCTGTACTTCTCGAAGGTGGTTAATAGCTCAGGGGGGCATTCCGGCCCTGTGTCCTGCGTTGCTTCCGGCGCGTCTTGCATAACCCCCATAGCAATTAGCGCGGCTTTATGCCCGTCGGCGATACTGTCAAACTCCCGCCGTTTGTGGCGGGTTATGAAGTTCCAACGGGCAAACTGGAGCAACGCGTCTACTTTTCCTGCAATTGGTGAAGCTGTTCATTGTGGAAAACAACAACGTGTTCAGCGAGTCGTTTATATTGTGAGAAAAGAGTATTCAGGTTCTCTTTATTAAATTCATCGTCGAGACTCCAACCGTTAACCAGTTCAAGCGCTAACTGGCGGTTAAGGTCCGTTGCGGCGTCTTCCATCTTGATGTTGTATTCCGAGAAATCTTTCAGTTCCTCGCATTTATCGCGAAGCGGTTTCAATTTACCTAATGCCGCGCGGTACGCAAGTGTAAACGCCCTCATAGCTTTAACAGCAACGTCTGCCTCCGGTGAAACAACGTTCAGCCACTCCCCTGAATCGGTGCCGTCTTTCAGTGGTATCGGCATACGGGCGCCTTTTTCTGCCTCAGCTTCGTAATAAAAATCAGAAAGTTTCATTCTTTAATCCTTTGGTTAAGAGGTTACAGGTTAATGGTAAATGCGCCAGACGGGAACCACCCGCTTTTCGTGTGCGACACTAGGCGCAAAATTATTCTATCACATTACTTGCGCACCCCAACATAATAGGATACTATTCACTTACACCAACAATGTTAACTCAAACAGGAGCTACACCATGACAGGTATTACTATGTTCTTCTTAATCATTATCGTTTTAGTTTATTTTATCCCGTTTTTAGTGGCCCATATGCGCGGACATAAAGCGAAACTGGCGATATTCATGGCTAATCTGTTTCTCGGCTGGGTTCTGCTGCCGTGGGTATTTATTTTAATCTGGGCTTGCAACTCGAATGTCAAAGAGAAGTGAGCTAGTATAGGACAAATCCTAAACACGAGGAAGTAAGCATGGCCCGGAAGAAAATAACCGACGAACAGTTACAGGAAGAATTGAACGCCGGAACAAAGATTATCGACATATCCCGTAAATACGGCATCTCAGACCGAGTTATTCGTATCCGTAAAGCGAAGCTGGCGAAGAAAGGCGTAGGTCACGGTCGTGACGTTAGCCATCTTGTCCCGGACGGCTACAAAATTAAAGGAACGTCGTCACTGGTGGACGAGTTCGGCAACACTAAGTTGCAATGGGTTAAGACAGACACCGACGCCGAACGTCAGGTCGAGTTAATGAAAGCCGTGATCGAAGGAATGAAGTCGGAGATTACGCCAGTTGCGCCGGTTAAAGCGACTCGAGCCAAACGCGATGATAAACTACTCAATCTGTACACGGTATCTGATTTCCATCTTGGTATGCTGGCCTGGGCTGACGAGAGCGGCGACGACTGGGATATGAAGATTGCGGAAGACCTGTTCTCCCGATGGTTCGATGCGGCGTTTCAGAAAGCACCAGATGCAGGAACTGGGGTTATTAACCTGCTGGGTGACTTCGCGCACTTCGATAGTCTGGATGCGGTTACGCCAGCGAGTGGTCATGTTCTTGATGCGGACACTCGTTATCAGAAACTGGTCCGATACATGATTCGTATGGTACGCCGTGTTGTTGACATGGCGCTGGTTAAGCATAAATCTGTTCGCTTGCTTATCGTGCAAGGGAACCACGACGAAAGCGGAATGATTTGGTTAGCTGAGATGTTTAGTACGCTGTACGACAATGAGCCGCGTGTGTTCGTCGATACGTCGCCGGATGTTTACAAGATGGTCCAACACGGCAAAACTACGCTGTTCTTTCACCACGGGCATAAGGCGCGATTCGACGCTATCGAACCGGTAATGATTGCCAAGTTCCGTAAAGCGTTCGGCGAGAGTGTTTACAGCTACGCCCACGTAGGCCATCTGCACCACCAGAAGATTGTAGAAAGCCGTAACATGATTGTTGAGCAACACCGCACCTTAGCGGCTAAAGACGCCTACGCCTCGCGCGGCGGATGGATGTCGGGCCGTAGTGCAAATGTAATTACTTATAGCGCCGAATATGGCGAGGTCGCACGTTTAACTATTTCACCGGAGATGCTGGGATGAAAGATATGTATGAATGTACCGATGTGAGTCCGTACGCGGAGAAAAATGGATTCGAAGTAGGTGCGGTATATGAAGGGGTCACCCTAGAGAACGGCGACGTAAGAATGTATTCGCCTAAATATCGCAGCTTCTTTGAAATAGGCAACATTAACGAGTCAGGCATAGCCCGATTTAAGAGAGTTAACAGTGACAAATAAATACAACCGCACAATGACAAACATTCACGGCAGCACTATGACGGTTGACGTTTACGACGTGCTACGCGCCTTCGACATACGGGACCCAGCGTTACAGCACGCATTGAAGAAGCTATTGTGTATGGGCCTTCGCGGACACAAAGACACAGGAACAGACTTAGCGGAAGCAATTGAAAGCCTGGAGAAGTTACGGGAGTACAGGGGTAACATTGATGAGTAAGAAAAGGCCCCGAAAGGGGTCTTATCGCAACAGGAGATGATTATGGACTGGAATGAATTTTTCATATACGACTTAATTTCAGGAAGGATATTTAACAGAGTAACCCGGTCCGGGAGGGCTAAGGCTGGAGAGGAAGCGGGTACTGTCCAGCGAGACGGATATAGAAGGATATTTTTCCGAGGTAAATGGCACGCGGCGCACCGTATAGCTTGGGACTTAAACAATCCTAACGATAAGCTAACCTCGTCAGATCAAATAGACCATCTAGACCATGACCGAATAAACAATAGACCGCTTAACTTAGCTAAAAAGTCCAATGCGGAAAACCATAAAAATATGTCAAAACAGCGTAATAATAAATCAGGAGTAACCGGGGTTTACTGGAACGCGAAAGAAAGGTTGTGGTACGCACAGATATTCAACAATAACGTAAAAACACACATCGGGTGCTTTAAAACGCTACTAGATGCAGTTGCCGCGAGGAGAGTTGCTGAAAGAGATTTAGGGTTCCACGAGAACCACGGTAAATAGTAAGGCCCCTTTCGGGGCCTTTTCCTTACGCGTAGCTAATACGCTGTATTACAATAGAAGATTGATATTGATTGCCTGTGGACTGTCCTTCTATGCTTTGCGTAATTGATTCCGGGCCAGATATTTCTGGCGTAACCGCCGTAAGCTCTGCGCGTTTCAGGCTGAAAGACATAGCCCCGTTTACCCCCGCCAGAATAGAGTTAATCTCTACCTGCTGTTCGTTGATAAACTTCTGAATCATCGCCATGTCGTACAGCTTACCAGAGATGGAGAATGTGTTAGCTGCGCGGCCACGTTCCACGAACGCAACACTACTGTTGCCGAGTTCGAACTGCGCGGAAGCACCGTTGTCGTTGGTGATGGTCAGAGTATCGCAACGCAACGGCGTAGAACCGTCGAACACAGACACATCTACGGATGAGAACGGCTCATCGGTAAACGTCACCTGAGAGAAATCAGAACCTGCTGGCGGTGCAGAAAGAATTTCCTGACTCAGACCGATGAACGGGAAGCTGCCTGTCACCATCGCGTTTACGGCCTGTTCAATGGTGAAACCGGAGATTTCCACGCCTTTGGTCAGCATGTACGCGTCAGGGTTCCCGCACTGTCCTTTGAACCATGTCAGGATGGAGAACGTCTTACATGCGTTACCGGTTTCCAATTTATCGCCTGTTTTAGCGTCGGTGGTTACAGTCTCTGCTGTCAGCGTGTGCTGGATACCCGCACCCGTAACTACAAGAGCAGAAACCGCGGTCACGATAAACGGTTTTGCGTTGTCGCCGGTTAAGTCGGTGAATGCAATCAGGTCGCCAACCTCTACACCGTCAGTAATGAAGCTACCGGCAGCGCGGGTGAATGTTTTACCTGCTGGAGCGACCGTAATTTCAGCACCCGTAATCTCTACCCCGTCCTGCCACGTAGAAGTCATAGCACCCGCAAGGAAATCATCCTGGCTACGTGAGCTAAGTTCGATGGCGTACTCCCCGCTAACCTGTTTGTTACCGGTGCGGATGGATGTGGTTTCTCTGCTGCCGTCGAGTTCGTTGGAAGTCAGCGCATCGCGGGTTACCGCAGGAACACCGCCAGTGTTACGCAACGGCGACCAGACCGGGTTAGTCGGTGTTACGCCAGGGGTCACTTCCGCCACATAGAATTGCGCGGTATTCGCGCCCTTAAAAGGAGTTGTAGCCATATTCACAGCCTCTTGGTGAATGCAATAAAGTTAATTGACAATGGTCGTTTGGCCCATCCGTTTTCTACAATCAGCGGCCCCAGGCTAACCGATTGAACCTCGGCGCAGATGTCGTTACGCGAAAATGACTTACCTGCTTTAAACGCCGTGTTAAGTAAGTCTGCCATTTTATTGATTGGCGCGCTACCTTTCACCGATGCGTAGTTAATGTCGACCTGATAAACACCTGAGCGTTGTTCTGTGAAGAACAAATCTGCCTGTTCTGTATCCGCAAGTAACATGTAACTCGCCAGATACGGTGTATCGGTTGACGTCGGCGCGTCGATGTTTTCAAGCGCGACTTTGATGCCGTTGGCGGTTCCGAAGGCTACCAGCGGCACATCAAATGCTTTGGTTAAGTCCTCAAAGTAGCCCATCATTTCACCTTGTTGGCTTCTTCGTTAATGAGTTGCTGGAAGCGGGACACATTCACCCGGACAAATCCTTGTGGCGCTTGCTGCGACCAGCCATACTCCAGCCGTTGTGCATACGGCAGATTATTTGTCAGCGTGAACTCGTGCCAGTCTGCGGCTTTCAGTACGAAACTTGTAGCGTTTCCGGTTGCCGTGTTTCCTGATTTATCGGTGGCGTCCGTAATCCCGGAAGCAGAAGTACCACCAGACGCCATCCAGTTCATACGAAAGCGGCCGGTGTCCACTGGACTAGCCTTTATGATAGCGGAAAACAGCTTGATAGACACCTGACGCATCACCTTCTCAGGATTCTTCTTCGCCTTTTCCACGAACTTAGAGACATCAAGCGCGAAACTCATTTTCTCACCTGAATAAAGTAGGCCACGACATCATTGTTAACCATCTTCTTCTCGATAGCTACGACAGACCATTGCTCGCCGCCGAATTGCACCTTGTCTTCCATTTTCGGGACGACACTGCAATCCGCTTTAGCAATCATGTCGCCCGCCTGAATCGTAGTACCGTTCACCAGTCCTGCGTTAACAGGAACCGGAACAGCTTTCAACGGCAGCACTTCATCCGCGGACCGGACATACTCACCGAGAACTTCATCCCACACTTTCGAGCCAGCGCGAACAAGAGATACCGTGCTACCGAATTTGGTTAGCAGGCGTGTACCGACGCCTTGCATACGTTTACTGAAAGCGGTGCTCATTTTAGCACCTCTTGCAGCGTCAAAAGAACACCGTAACTGTGCAAGGCTACCGCGGTAAGAAAACCAAAAACTACACCACATGTGAACTTATTCATCAGGCGGCCTCCAGTCTCGAAATAACCAATAGCGCGGACGGCGCTGTACCCCATGCAGTTACGGTAGCGGCTTGTGGGTATACGCCGCCGAAGTTACTCCCGGCGCTATCCCGCATAATCTGAACGGCAAACGTCTGGCCTGCGGTCGGGTTAATAGCAACACGAGACTCAATAGGAATTGTAGTATCCGCGCTTACCAGTTTCGTAGCGGCTGGCGAGCCGTATTGTGCGCCATTAACCAGAATGCGCGATAGCAAGATAGAGGTTCCGCTAGCACCAGTGCGGCCTGCCTGTAACTTGATGCGAACGGCGTAGTTACCCGCGGTGTTGAACGTAACCAGCCCCGCAGCATTAATCATTACCGGGTCAGATGCACTACCCTGAGCAGAGCCGAACGATACCTGCAACGCCGTATCTACCGCGGTAGGCGCTTGTGTTACGGTAGACGCGGCGCGGAGAACTTCGACCTCTTTAACGCCAGGAGTGGCGTAAATAGGCGAGTCAGCCATCTGCGTCATTACCTCGCGTAGCTTCTCTGGGGTAATAAGTCCGGTGGTGCTATCGGGGAGGTTCGCACCGATAAGGGTGAACATCTCTGTTTTAGTCTTCGCCATTTTTAACCCCGGTACACGTTAAACGAGAAGCCATTGTTAAGACCACCACACAATAACGGGCGTAAGGCGTCGTCCGCAGCTGTAATCGCGGTTGTAGCGCCACTGCTGCCGTTGTTGAAGTAGGTCACGGTCACTGCGCCTTCTACGCGCTCAGTCTGCACGGAGCGCCCATCAGAGTTAGCCCGCACTTCCGTACCGGCACCATATGTAACAGCGGCGATTACCTGCGCAAGAATTACCTGTTTCGGAATGACATTGTTCTCGACAGGGAAACCATTCAACGTTACACCAGCGCGAGGGTATGCAAGAGACTGTTCAGCGGATACGCGACGACCACACATCTGCGGCTCTGCCAGCCCGACATAAGTAGCACCATTGCGCAAGGCCACCTCCGCGGCGGTATCGTCTTCTGGCAGCTCAAGGCCATAATTAGCCGCTAACGCGCGGGCGTCAGCCAGACTAATGTAACTGTCGGCATTCGGGACGATCACCCCAGTTTCCACGATTAGCGGCATAAATTATTCCTCTGACTTACGGCGACGACGCTTAGTACCACCGCCGTTGTTGTGCGCTTCTTCGTTGTCCGGTTGAGTCGCAACCAGTTCATCCGCTTCTACCACACCGCGAACAGGCATCACCTGACCATCAACACCGCGAACAGGCATCACCTGACCATCAACACCGCGAACAGGCATCACCTGACCATCAACAACGTCAACGTGGGTGTATTTTTCGCGGATTACATAATTATCTACCATGACCTTTCCTTATTACGGCCCCGAAGGGCCGTGGTATTAAGACACAGTTGCTACAGTGCTGCTGGAGATAATATTACCATACACATCGTGAACAACCACTTTATACGTACCAGAATCTGCGGTAGTAGTGGACGCCTTCACATAGGAAGCAGCGTTTGCCCCGGCGATAGCGTTGTTATCCTTGTACCACTGGTAGGTGTACGGAGCCAGACCGCCGGTAACAACTACGGTCAGTGTCATAGTCTGACTGGCTGTAACTGCTGTGGTAGCGTTCAGTGCGGTAGAAAAAGACGCTGGAGAGATATTTGCCATATCGATTTCAACCTGACCGTCAGAGTCTTGATCAGAAACACCGGTAATACGACGCTTGATTACATCAACCATTTTTAAGCTCCTTTAGCTTACAGTTCCTGCGTTTTTAAGCGCGGTTAACAGGTTCGCTACGGTAGTGCGCAGCGCGGTAACATCAGTTAGAAGTTTGTTGTATTCCGCTACAAGCGCATCGAACTCGGCTTTAGTCGGATCCGCAGCGGACTGCGCCCCGGCGGCGGCGGCGGCGGTAATGGCCGCAGGTGCAGTCACAGTAGCTGACTTTTTAACCCCACCAACTACGCTGGTAGTAGCAGGCGTGACTGGGATATCAAAGTCGCCGAAATCGACATTCTGAAGGCTGCGCGGCAAGCCTTTTCCGGTCTTGGCCATAATTTACCTCTTAGTAAATGAAAAGAGGGACCGAAGCCCCTCTCTATTATAGCTTAACCTTAAGCACCGACACCAGTTACCAGGAAGGCAATCGGTACGTGCTTACGGTCAACAACACGATTCCAGTTGGAGGCGTTCGCCAGGTCCTGCCATGAAGCAGAGCGCGGGGTAGTCTCAGTACCGTTACCGGTGATTACCGCGCTGGTGAAGCTGTAACCAAACGGATGTAGCAACCAGGTCTTGCGGGTCCACAGGGTTTCAACACCACCGCCGTTGCCGCGAGATGCTTCGCGCTCGTATTCCAGCGGGTTGGACGGAGAACCTTCACCGTAACCGATAGCGCCGTTGCCGAAGATGATGGAGATGAACTTACGGCTGCCGCCGGAGCCAACTACGGTCATGCTGTCGTCAACAATCACGCGATAGCCCTGGTAGGTGGCGAACATGGTGTTATTGTCGGCGTCACGGATGAAGTCGATAAGCTGCTGCTTACGTGCCTGCGCATAAACGAAGCTGTGCATAGCAATAGCACCCAGCACTTCACCACCGTTGCCCATCAGCGCATCGCCCATAGTCTGGGTAGCGTCGATAAACGCGCCGGAGTCGAAGCCCAGAGAAGCAGACACGTCTACAACCATGTCATTCTGCTTGTGGTAATCATCGTCAGCGGCTACGTTGTCGTTGTACAGGCCGAGCGCGGTAGCAATCAGACGACGTTGTGCCTGGCGCTGCCAGAAGTTATCCAGACGGGACGCTACGGAGCGCAGCGGCTGCTGGCTGGTCAGTTCAACAGTCAGGTCAGCCTGTCCAAAGCCTTCGTTCAGGTAGGCTACGCGAACGTCCATCTCACCGGTTTGCACGTTACGCGGGGTAGCGACGTCCTGGTATACGTCGTTCGAGTAGTTCGGCTCGATAGAGGTATCAATCGCTTTCCAGTACGGCAGAACAGCTTTGTTAGACGGGCCGTTAGCGATAGCAGCGGCATACGGAGTCGGGGTAAGGATACCAGACTGGAAGAACGCAGTTTTTTCTACCGGGTCTTCTGTCATGTAAGACAGAATGACCGATTCTTTACCAGTTACGATGTCGCCGATAGTAGTAATTGCCATTATTTTTTCCTCAGGGCTTTAAGTTGCCGTTCAAATTCGGCAGGGTTCGATTCGTACAGAGCGATACGCTCCGCTTCACTCATGTCTTTAAACGCTGGTGCGGCCCCGCCGCCTTTGCTACCGGAAGCCCCGCCGCCGGAAGCTGCATTTGCTTTAATCAAATGCGAAAACGCTTTGTGTTCGCGCAGGTATTTGCGGAACTGTTCCGGGTCAGTCGTGATTACGTTGCCATCTGCGCCAACAAACTTAGTAACCACATCATCGCCTTCAAACTCAGTCTTGACGAACGGCGCAAGAATGTCTACTGCTTCCGGGGTGATAAAGTCGCCCGCGAAAGAGCCTAACACCGCTTTACGTTCGCTGCCGAGGATGCGCTCTGCCATTCTGGAGATGCGACCATCTTTCTCGGCTAACACCGGGTCATACTGGCTACGAATCGTCTTTTCAAACTCGTCCATCTTACCAGCGGCTTTTAACGCCTCCTGGTGGGCACGCTGCCGTTCTTCTTCGGCCTCTTTTGCTTTACGAGCGGCTTCTTTCTTCTCCGCCAGCAATGCTTCCTGATTGGCCTTAAGCCCGGCGACTTCTTTCTCAATCAGCGCCTGAACTTCTTCGGCTGTGAACATTTTCGGCGCGTCACCGCCACCAGATTTATCTTCTACCCCAGCTTCTTCCTGGAACGGATAACGTAAAAAACGATTCATAGTCAGTATGTCCCCTGGACGTTGGAATCCGGGCCACCCGGATTTACATGTCAAGAATAAATTATTCCACTTACTAAGGCAACTATTCCAGAATATTCCTCACGTAATCCTGCAACATGAACACTTTCAGTCGCAGTTGCCGTGCGCATTCGGCGTTCTGAACGTCAATAGCCAAATCCTCGTCTGCGTCGCTACTTGGCGGGGCCAGTTTGCACGGCGGCTGCATCATCGTCGTATCCGGGTATGGAATTGGCGTTTGCGACGGCGCGGGACTTGAGCTGCACGCGCTCATGGTCAAAAGTGCACACGCTGCGGCCAGGCGTTTTAATGTACTTAACGACTTCACGGGTAATCACCTCCGATTTCGTCTTGCCTTCGTTGTCCGCGGCTGCGGCCTTTGATTCGTCCTGCTGCTGCCGTTGTGTTTTCTTAGCTAACTCAGCCTGTGCTTTCTGCTGTTGCTGCGAAACGAGATTCGCCCGGCCTTCGTTCCAGCCGGCGCGATACTGGTAGATGCCGTGTGCGTAAGCCAGGATGATGAAACATGCCCCCGCTACGACAGTCGCTTTAAGATTCATGTTTCTCCTTTCTCGATAAGTAAAGCCCCGCCATAAAGCGGGGCGCTAGTCCTTATCATTTAAACATAGAAACGGCGTAATCTCAGTAAACCAGTTACTTTTTACACAAGCAATAGAGTACGGCCCTTCCGAACGCGTCAGCGTAACTACACTCAGGACTTACGTCCCGCTCCGTTACCTGCCCGCGCCGCGGTCGCTTGTTCATACTTCACAAGCTCAGGTGGAGCTTATCATATTTTTAGTGAAAAGTCAACTATTCGAATAGTTTATTCTAACATTTACAATTACGAAGAATAACTGGAATACGTAAACAAATAGTTTGCAGACACCAATATAATAGGGTACTATTCACTCACACCAACAAGAGGCGAGAAGAAATGATTACGAAACCAGCAAAACATCGTGTACAGGACCTTGGTTCCTTTCTTAAAAAAGAGTATGAACAGGCTGAATTACGCGGCGATATTTCGGCGTATATTGAGCTTCAGCAGATGCAACTGGACGCGCAAGAAGACGGGGATATGTCTCTATCCGCCGCGCTCGGTAGAAGTATGCGCCAGATTCGTGAAAAGTATAACCAAAACGTCTGGAATAAAGAGATTAACTTAACCCAAGAGACTGGGTATTGAAACTAAGGCCCCGTAAGGGGCCTTTTATCATTCTGGTTTAGTGACCTTCGCCGCCTTGCTCACCGCCTCTACCCCATCGGCATCAGTAACTTTAACGAAGTATTCACCGACCGCATTAACCGTCAGTGACGAGGCCTCTTCCGGGGCGTTTACAACTTCCTTACCGTCTTTGTACCAGGTCAGCGCGTACGGGGCTTTACCCGCCTTAACTTCAACAGTGATAATTGCGCTGCCGTCCACCAGTTCGGTGCCTTGCGGTTGTACGGAGAAATACACATCGCCAGCATCGGCCAGATACGGAATTTCATAAAGCATACCTGCCGCGGAGAGTGCGATACCGGTTTTATCCGCGTACGGCATCTCGTCTACAGGTGTACCTAGTACACTTTCATCTTCAACGTAGGTTACGTTCTCGCCGGAGCCAGACACACGAGCGTACTGGACTACGCGACGCGACGGCACATCAGTTACTTTGAAAAAGCCCATCATTAATCCCCTTTCAGATAATCAGCAACACGTTTATCGAGTTCCGCCATCTGCTTAAGCGTGAGCGGATTCCCGAAACCATCTACAGATATTACGCGAAACTCTTCCGGTGATATACCGCTGTTACGGAAAATCTTACCGCGAACAGGGCCGAGCGCCTGGTCCTGAAACCACGCAGGTTGTTGTTTGAGGAACTCATAATAGGTGGTGTCTGCACTTACCTGCATACCACCGTCCGCACCCTTAGCCGCGCGTTTTGCGCCTTTATCGAGGAAGTCGAACTCAGAACTGATTACTGGCGCGGTTGTTGAGCGACAATTATGTGCTATAATTCCATTTGCGAGATACCAGTTCTGTTCATTTTCGAGGTTATAAACATGCCCGCAAAAATCAGCTTCACTAAAGACCAAATCGACAACATCATCAAGCTCTATACCGACGGCATCGGACCAGTTGAAATCGGAAAGATTATCGGCGTTTCGTGTAACCCAGTCATACGCGTTCTCAGAGAGAACGGCGTTAGTATTCGCGGTGTCAGCGACGCTATGTTTATCAGAATGGCTAAAGCTACTCCCGAGGAGCGCCTCGCTCTCTCCGCCGCGGCGCATGAAGCTGTCCGAGGGAGAAAGGCCGACCATGCTGAACTGCTTCGCAGAGCCAAAGCCAGAGAGGGAGTCATAAATGCGGGAAGCCACTGGGAGTTCCTTGTCAATGATTTGCTTATTCAGTCCGGACTTGACTTTATCCCAGGAAAGGCGGTTGACAAGTACAATCTCGACTTCGCCGTCGGTTCCGTCGCCGTGGAAGTCTTCGGTGGTGGTTGGGCTTGTACGGACCGCCGCAGGATTGACCGCTACATTAGCCGCACTAAACAAATCGGAGAACTTGGCTACAACGTTGTGTTCCTTATGCTTGAGAGAGAGCGCAGAGTCCTTAGCGCACACGAGCTTGTCGCCTACATTGAGAAGGCCGGAAGCAACCCAACCATTGGTAGTCAATACCTGGTGGTTTGGGGTGATAGACAAGGTGCGACCGGACCTTGTAGAGACATAGACTATAGTGCCTTTGTACGCCCGTTTAAAAATGTTAGAAACCGGACTACCGGTAGATACTACAGTATCCCCAAGTAAGCAATTATGATGGGCCGGAGGCATCGGCCCTTTACCGATTTCCCACGTCATCCTGTCTCTGGCTCTGCAAATCGTACTGGTACGGCTGTCCAGCGTTGATACCCACTCGTATTTCTCGATGATGTCGTCGTTCTGGCGGTACGTCTCGTTACGGGCTTCGTTGGATACATGAGACAGCGCGGTGCGGATTACTGTAGCCGCGTTACGTTCTGAGATGTCGGCCAGCCCACCAGAGCCTACGACATTCTTAACAATCTGCCGTGTGGTTTGACCTTGTACAAAGCCCATCTTAACTCCAGTTACGAGGCGGGCGACTTCGGTTTCACCCCAACCAGACATCAATTTAGTGAAGTCAACAGGCTTGTCGTTTAACGATAATGGCTGAAAATCGGCGGCGGCCCACACCTGTTCGGCGGTAGGCGTAACAAATTCCGCGTTAACGTTGGCGGTTAGTGTCTTTACGTTCCACTCAGCCTCGTATGCCGCCAGTTCCTTAAGGTCTTCTGTCAGCTTTGTTTGCCAATCGCCGGTAAGTCCGGTTAGCGCTTCTTCAAGGTCGAGTAACAGTTTATTCAGTCGCGCAGTGCTCCGCCCGTCATCACCGAATAACAGCACCTGCCGTTTTATTTCATCCCGCATCTCCTTAATGAACGGTGCGAGGTCTTTCACCTCACCGGATGCGGTGCGTTGCAGCCATATCTGATGGCTGATGAGTGATGTAAGTAAGCTCATAGTTAAACCCTGTGGTGCTAAAGTTAATAGCATACTATAAGAAAGCCCCTTTCGGGGCTATATGTGAACTTACGGCTGAGTGGTGTCCTGTTGTTGCGCCGACTGCGGAATCTCTCCCGCCACCTGAGCAACAGCACCCAACGGCAGAGGTGCGTCTTCGATAGCGTTCTGGATATCCTCGTCTGTCCAGTCAGTTACCCCGGCCTTGCGCAACGCAGCATAGTAGGCCGTAGCCGGTAACAGGCCTGCGTTAATATCCGCCATCCACTGAGCGCGGTCCTGAGCTGTCATAGGTTGCAGGAAGAACTCCATATTCAGCTTGAACTCAATCTCTGTGTCTTCGCGCAACCCTAGCATCGCAGCTACCCAGCGCAACGCATCTGTATACGCCATACTTACGTTACGTGCGATTGTCGCCATAACTGAGGTGTCAGCGCCGCGTTGCAGTCGGGCAGATTCAGCGGTGATTTGCTGCGTCGGGGTAATAAGCTGCGCACCAATCTGGATGGCCTGATTCTCTTTATCCAGCATGTTCTGCTTGGCGAGGTTGTTCTCGCCGGCCTGAACCAGAAACGCATTGCCGCCGTAACCGATGTTATGACCTGAACGCGACCCCATGCGCACGCCGTGTGGGTTAGCTTCTTTCCACTGTTCCATGCTCATGTTCTCGCCCGGGGCAATGAACAGAGTGGGCTGGCCTACAACGAAGCTGGACTCCTCATTGTCCGCGCTGTTGCGGAAATGTCCGATATTGAGCTCAGCCAACGGTAGCAAAGGCGCATCGTCGATGGTTGCGTCGTTGTTGCTCGCCCCAATGAACGTGAAGGGGATTTTGCCGCGCAACTGTTCGCCAAGTTCCGGGAATATTTCGATTACTTCACCCTGAGCACCACCTCCGGCATCGAAGCGGTAAATGCGCTGGCGGTAGCGCCCGTCAATCAAATCGAGAACGCGATACTGCTCACCGAACTTTGTTTCGAACTCTGCACCCGGTTCTGAGTATTCCCATACTTCGCGCAACACGACCATTGTCACGCGGTTAACTGAACCAACGCGAGTTAGTCGCCAGTTGATGATGTTCTCTGCGGTATAGAAAGCGATGACCGGGTTTAGTAATCCCGCGTTCTGTTCTGCCGCCGTTGCCGCGGCTGTCTCCGGGGCGTCCACCAGCAACCCGCCACGACCAACCGAGTCAATCTCCATTAGCGTATCCTGCGCGTGCTGCCACAGCCCGACACCAGAACCATCGGCGTTACGTAACAGGTACTCCAGTTCAGGCGGAATAATCTGTTCAGGGTCTTTGCGCATCACCGACCCCACCATCCCCGCCAGGGTACGTTTAGTGAAGTTGTAGCAGATAGCACCATTCTCGTATTCTTCCTGGCGCTGCGCCGCGTAGGCCGGGTCGGGTTCGTTCTTCCCGACGTTGCGCAGATAGCGAATAAGGTCACCTTCCAGCGCGTGGCGTACCTTCTGCCATTTATTGAAGTGATGCAGCCATTCCCGGTGTTTTGTCTTAACACCCTGATTCTGACCGTTCATTGTTAACATTGAATAATCCTCTTAAAGTGCGAAAGTCACCGGGATGTTGATTACGGGTTTAACCACCGGCATCTCGTAAACTACAGGATAGCCGAGAGCATCCGCCATATGGTCAATGACGCCATCTTTAGCTGGCTCCCCGTTATCGTCGTATGCCTGCTGCTCCAGCGTCTTCGCTATCTCAGGGCATAAGTGGTCGTTAACCCACAGCTTACCTTTTTCCAGCGCGGTATTCACCGCTAAAACACGGTCTTTAACAGGGGGGTTGGCGGATTTAGCGCGAACATCAAACCCTGCCTGCTGTAGTAACGCGATATCGGAGATTGACGCCGAGTTGGTTTTGCGGTTCTTGCCGCTGGCGTCCGGGTAAACGACGATGCGGTGGCCTTGCGACTTCCACTTCTCAGTAATAACACGCACGGTGTCCGGCGTGTCAAACAGGCCCTTCAGTTCCGCCACCGCGTGCCAGCCGTCTTTACGTTGCACATACACAGCGCTGGCGTTCTTTGTAACGTTGAAGTCCTGCCCGATGTACAGTGTATCGCCCGGCTGAATTGTCTCTTTACTGCGGTGCTTGCGACGGTCATAGGCGTAATACACGCTGCCGGATGTCAGGTTGACGAACTCACCGTTCAGATACGCGTTAATCAGTTGCGCCGGGTAAGTCTCGGTCAGCGAACTGATGTAATCCGGTGGCAGGAATCGCGCATTCTCGTGTGTGGAAGCCTGCACCATCGAGTAACTCGGTGTTGGATTCTCTTTGAACTTGGCATAGACGAACTTGAACCCTTCCGGCGTCGTGGTGACAGAGATGTGGTTAATTACACCGGGGATAACCAGACGCATACGGGCTACTATTTTGTTCCACGCCAGCTCGGCTTTCTCGCGGCTCAGTACATCCAGCTCATCCACGACCGCAGCAGCGATTTTGAAACCTACGATAGAGCCAGGGTTATCCATCGAACGGCAGATAACCGTTCCTAGCACCGTCTTACCGCGAGTAACCACGACTTCTTTGTCGCCGGATTTAACCAGCACATCAAGGCCGAGCAGGTTAGCCGCTTCCTCGAATGTCGGGTAGAAGATGTCACGGATAGCCGGGTAGGTCGGGCCGAAGTAGCCAAGGCGCGTACCAGGGTGCTTGAGCATAAACGTAAGCAGGTCAAGGCAGCCAACAAATGTCTTGCCACTACCGAAGCCGCCGACGTATGCCTTGTATTTATTGTCACAATTCAGGAACAGTGCCTGAGGGGCCGATAGCTGAATACTCATTCCTCTACCTCACCCATATTCGTTGTTACGATTTTACCTACAGGCTCCGCGACACTGAAAACAATCTCCGTCGGGGCGGTTTCTTCTGTCGATTCAACAGGTTTCTCTTTACTAAGGCCCAGCTTAGCGGCAGCAAACGTAGCAGAGATGCCGGCGGCCCCTGTCTCGGTGAAATACGCCTCTTCCAGTGCCTGTGCTGTTTCATAGGCTTCCGCAAATGCGGGAATCTCACGCAGCCACAGCTTAATAATCGGGATAGTGACGCCTATGTGTAAGGCGAATCGGGCCAGTGACGGTGGTTTATCCTGAATCAACGGGCGTTCATCACCCTTGGACGTAGGCACAAGTTCCCACGACGTGCGGTCGAAGAACTCGATTAACGCGTCGCAATAGTCCGGGTCCCACAGCGCGGCGGAATTACGGGATGATTGATAAAGGCTCTGTTTACCGCGCGGTCGTTTACGGCGACGATTTGCGCTAACAGCTTCTTCATGTGCAGCTTGCACCACCTCTGGCGATGGCCGCTTAAGTTTCAGCTTCATAGAATCCCCTTTCGTATGCGTCTGACCATCAGAGCGCACCAGACGCGCCCTACGCGTCTAAAGGGATTATATAAGTGGATTGGGTGGGATGTACAGAAAAGCCCTCCATAGAGGGCTTGTATCAGTTATATAGGCCGCGTCGCGGTGCTCTCTTACCATCGCCGCCGTAATGGTCGTTAGCTACGGCTATAGTCCAGGCATTCGGAAAGACTAAAAGTTGCATTAAATTCCTCAAGGTCTATTTTACGAATACATGGTGAAAAGCAATCAGCGAAAACCAACTCACCAGAATCAATAACGACGAATCGCCAGCCTTTGAATATGTTCTCGGAAATACCCTCCGCAACTTCGCGCACATTAGGCATGTGTTCTGGGAAATCGTGGAAGTTTCTGGACAAAAATTCAAGGGCCTCACACCGGTTTATGTGGTAGTTATCATATTCAATCATTCCCCGCTCTCCTCTTTAGCAATTCGTAGCTCAGTTTTAGTGATACCACGGCGCGTGAATAACACCGGGCTTGTCTTAACGTGCGTCATGAGACGATTGTTATAAATTACATGGCGCTCGCAATCGACGTCTTTGCTGTACTTCGCAATCGTCATTTCATTGAGTCCAGTTTGTCGGCATGTCTCCGCCATCGTGCCAAATTCTTTAATCAGGTTCGGAATGCTGGTAATCATCCTAAAAAATTCCTCGTTGTCCACATCGCATTCGGATATTTGTTATCGCGGTCCTGCACTACGGCAATCATGTTTCCGTGTTGCACCAGGCAGAAGTGCCGTTGCTGTTCGCCGTTGTAGCGACGCCAGATTGCTTCCTCGATTGCTGCGTTAATGTCACTGAACATTAGTATCTACCCCACAGAAATCCAACCAACAGCCCAATGAAGTAACTAAGACCGACCAGACCTATAACCACCTCAAGACTCATACTCTCACCCCACTATCTCATCACCAAGCCACGCTGTTTCTCGTATATCGTCGACCACACAGGCGGCGTGCTCACGGCTAATTGCAAAAATGTAGAAGCTAAACTTCTTCCCGTCGGCGTCGATGTGGTTAACCGAGTAGGGCTTCCACAGGACACCATCAATTACTACTGGTTTAGGCGACTTCATACGCTTTACCACATTTTAAGCATGTGGCTCGATGTACCCCATCAACTAAATGCAGGCGGTAATCATGCTCGCAGGCGTTCATCTTTTCCTCTTCTCCTCTCAACAACATGAGAAGAACCTTAAATGCGGCTAACTGGTACTCACCGTTAATTGACAGTTGTCCGCCTAACGTCTGTTTCTCTGACTCGAGTACCAGAATACGGCGCTCAAGTGATGTGATTGTGATTTTAGGCATTGGCGTCACCTTTGTTCAGGTTGAAGCGGTTAATCAGTTCACGGCGGCGTTCCATAAGATTATCTACCTGCCGTAAGTGGTGTTCGATGTGGGCGTCAATCCACACTATTTCAGATTCACCAGTCGCGGATTCGACGCATGCTTTTTCATACTCACGGTCGGTCATAAAACTCGTCCTCGTCAACGTACTCGCAAGTACCATCGTTAAAATTCAGACACCAAACAGCCTTAACATCTAACTGTGGCATTGAGTGTCTTTCACGGACAACTGCTGTTATTTTCAGCCTTCTCCACTCAGGGGTTAACCAGCTATCGCCAACTTTTGGTAACGGTTTACGTCTCATTCTTTACACTCTCCCCACATGCGATTGAGATACTTGTTCTTGTCCGGCCCCGGGAAACTGTTACGTTTCATCAGTTCCTCACGTGTCGGGAACGGGGTGTGACTGACTTTACGGCCAACCCGTAATGGTTGGCTTACTTGACCTTGTTCGCTCATCACTTAACCTCGTAATTATTAATTTCAACAACATCGTAGTAGCCAGCGGTTCGCACTAACTCCGCAGCTTTTTTGGCCTTCTCTTCATTTGCAAACACGTTAATAATTTCTGTATCACGCAGACATCGCCAACCAGTAACAATATAAACTGTCATTTCTCATCTCCTGCATAAGCTGCTTTCAGTGTCTGCATCGCGGCGAACCAGAACGCGTCCGCCGGAATGCTGTTGCTCAGGTTACCAACGGCGATGCGTGCCATCAGTTGTGCGTCTTTGAATGCTTCGATATCTGTGATTTTCATTTCTCTCTACTCCGTTCTCGTTGTCGATGGAGTAAATATAATAGGGTCGAGGGTAATAGTCAACTAGTCATTGCAGAAAATAGATAAAAAAAAAT